GCTGTTTCCGCGATACCTTTCGGAAGCACATATATTAAGGTAATCAACGAAAATAATATCAGGTCTAAATGACTTCTTAAGTGCAAGTTCATTAAGAAGTGACTTGAAATGTCCACTGTGTGCTGATGCAGTTGGATACTCTTTGATGATTAGAGACCCTTTAGTTTTCTGTGTAAGATTATTTACCTTGGTTTCAAACATAGACTTTGGAAGACTTGCCACTTCTTGAATGGGAATGTTCAAAAGGTTGGCATCAATTCTTTCTGCGATCTTCTCTTCAGCCATCTCCAAGGTAATGTAAAGAACATTACGGTTTTGCAAAAGAACAGAACTGGCAAGATGACACATAAAGAGAGACTTACCCACACCAGTACCTGCAAGAGCAATGTTGAGAGTTTTATTAGGAAGACCACCTTTTGTAATCTTGTTGAAGTATTCCAGATCAAACTCAATTCTGGATTCTTTTCTATTGTAGAGTTCATACCTCTCTTCGTAGTCTAACAGATAGTCATGACCAACATGATTATCAAAAGACACTGCAAGAGCGTCAGACAAAATTGAGGGGATGGCATCTGGTGTCTTTTTATTGTCACCACCATCAGCAATTGAGATTGATTCAATCAGTGCCAAATAAATGGCACGGTCTCTACACCATTTTTCTGTAGTGTCAAGTAACCATTCAAACTCAACAGGTTGATCATCCAGATGAAGAATCAGTTTAGAGATTTCTTTAAATGTGTCTTCATTGATGTCTTTTCTTTTCTCCACTTCAATGGAAAGAATCTCCTGAGATGGAATGTCATTATACTTTGTGACAAAATCAAAAATCTCTTCAAACACAATCTTCTGATTGTAGGATTCAAAGTATTCAGATTTCAAAAAAGGAATTACTTTCCTAAGATAATCCTCATTATGGAGAAGGTTCTTTAGAATTAGAAATTCAATCTTATCCATAATGAATATAAGTGCTCAAAATATACTTAGTGTTATTTGAAGGAGGAAGTCCTGAATGAGGATATTCCCAGGTTGGAGGAAACACAATTGCCTTACCAACCTTTGGTTTGACATATTTCTTGATCTTACTGAAATAAGTGTCACCATCATTATCATTCAAATAGAATTGAAATGACAAGGCGCGGATACAATCATTTTGATTTGCAACATCCACATGTTCATCAAATCTCTCTTCACCACCAGGAAGATAACGTTTGATTCTAAATTCTTCCATCTTTTTAAGTTTAGGAAGAAACTTATTATTCACATCAACAGAATAAAGACCATAAACTCTTTGTGTGTAGGAGACCAACTCTCTTACCAATTCAGGGTGAGTTTTGTTTATATTGAGTTGAGTGAAACATGGTTTGTAACTATTGTTTATGAACTCATGATTCTCAGAAGAATTCTCAAAGACATCAATCAATTTATTACAAAGTTCTTCAGGGAGAATGTTTTCATAAACTTGAACCATAAGAGAATTGCTCCTGTGCTACTTTGTCCAACTGTTGCATCACTTCTTCAGTGAAATATTCTTCTGGGTCTTTTAGGATTACCTTGGCATAGACCTTCTTACCATTCATCTCATAACGTCCTGCTACATTCTTCCAGAGACCACCAATCTCACCTAGTTCAAGGAGACCATAATAACGATCAAGACCACGCTCATCATAGTAAAGACGAATGGTAACATCCTTATTCTCTTTACTCAAACGCGACTTAGCAGTCTTAGCTTTGATAAGATTGCCGACAATTTCTGTTCCATCTTTTTCTTTTTTCTTTGAGAGATAGATGATTGTACTTGCTGCATACTTGAGGCCGCTGCCTCCCCCCATTTCTTTAGTTGGTACGTAAGCGCCGATAACATCGTAAGTGTGGTTGGTAACGATCATAGGAATTTTAGCCTGACCCAGTTTAAGAGTCAACATTCTGAATGCACCCTTAACAAGTTGTGATTTTGTCATGTCACGAACTTGTTTATCATCCAAGGCATCTTTAATTTCTTTTTCTGTGGATAACATTCCAAGAGAATCAAGAACAAACATGCATGGTTTTCTCTCATCAATTGGTTTCTTAAGATAGAGATCAACTGCCTTAAGTGCCTTTTGTCTGAATTCTTCAATGGTAACAACATTGACAACAACTACACGAGTCAAGTCAATGCCACGACTCCCAAGAAGAGATTTATTAACTGCTGCTTCAGTGTCAAAGTACAGACAGTAACCATCAGGATTACTATCCAGAAAATTCTTAACCATGGCGAGACTAAAGAAAGTCTTGCCAGTAGAAGACTCCCCAGCAATGGCAGTAATCTTATTCCCAGATACACCGCCAAATAAACTCCCTGAAACAAGTCCGTTAAAAACATACGAACCTGTGTCCACATAAGTTTCAGTTTCGTCAATATCAGCAGCAAGTTGTGTGTACTCATCACCAATTTCTTTTACAATATCTTTTAAGAAATCCATTATCCGAAAAACAACTCCAGGTTTACAGTCTTTTCCACATTCCAACCAATAGCATCAAGAATCACCTTGACAGGATCAAGAAACGCTTTTTCAAATTGTAATTCATAATCAAGATATTTATCAAGTCCTAACTCATAAGGAAATTCACTAATAAAGGAAATCACATTCTCTCTTGTAGGGTTTGCCTTCTTAAGAAAGATAAACTTAATCTTCTCACCATTATTGATAAGTGAATATTTGTTGGTGAGATTATGTTCCTTGAGATAGTGATTATAAAGTAGTGAGCCTCTCACATGAATTGGACATCCTTTTCCATAGATTGTGGCATGTGATTTGTGTTTATTCACATCAGAGACAGTTCTAGGAAATGCGATCTCCTCTGGTGACATCTTCTTAAACTTGACTCTAGCATCCTCAATGAAGTCAATGAGGTCATCCTCTGTACCACTCATCATCAGGTTCAGAGCATCCTTAATCATCTTTCTACAGGGTGCTGGAGTGGAAGACTTGACTGCCTCAATACCCATGATCTTCAGTTTGGGTTCTTGATACCTAACACCCTCACTGTCCCACACATTCAAGATATAACGTTTCTTTGCGGTCCAGATTCCACGGTCTGCAATGTTCTCCCGTTTCATCTGCATCTTCTGGTCATAAGCATTCACATACTCAGCCAGTTGGTTGTAGCACTTATCAATGAATGGTTCTAGTTGATCCTCACAGATCTTATTAACCAAACCAACTACCTCTTCCTTTTTATCTTTCTTCTTTGAAAGAAACTTGTCCACAAGTGGGCCAAAGTTAATGTAGATAGAATCAGTGTCAGAAGCAATCACATAATCAATGTCTTTGGTTTGAAGAATCTTATTGATGTATCCATTCATCTTCATCTCAATCCAACGGATTGATGTTTGACCAGACAGAGTAATTGCTTCTGCATTGGCAAGTTTAAAGTACCTAAAGTATTGATTACCAATAGCACCATAGGCTGAGTTCAGACAAATCTTACGAACCATTTGAAAGTTGTTAAACTTTGCAATGTCCTTGACTGTCTGATCTCTCAGTCTAAGAAGTTGTTCATCTGACAAGTTAGATAGATCTTTTGTCATTACCAGTTCTTTACTACCTTATAGTCAGGGTTTTCATTCTCAAGGTGATTAATAAACCTTGCATTTGCTGTTGGAGGATTTAGTTCTCTAGTAACAAAGATGAGTTTGTTTTTGTGATCATATCTGACCAAACCACCATATTTGTGATCTCTATGACTCATTTGATTCCCCTCCTTTTCATTTCAGATTCAATGTCAACTAACTGTTGTTTGGACTTAAGCATTTTCTTCTTGAATGCCTTACGTTCATCATACATCTTCTCCATCAATAATGGAAGAAAACCTTTCACATCTTTACGAAACATTGCACCATTTGCACAGACAGAATAGTCTTTATACATCTCAAACGTAAGTTCTTCATTCAGAATTTTATTCACAGTAACTGATGGGTGTTTCTCCTCCATAAGGGTCTCTGGAGAAATATTATACTGCATGATCAGGTGTGGATAGAGTGAATTGAGGTCAAATGAAACAACCCAGTCATAAACACCTGGTTTGGGTTCTTTCACATAAGCACCAGCAAACTTAGTGTCTTTATCTCCTCCACTTCTATCCTTTGGTGGAACGACGATCTTTTGTTTCTTAAGATTATTATAGATGATTGTGTCCCACATTCTAACTTGAAACATTGGGTCAACGAAGTTCACCTTAGCATCAAATGCCATGGTCAGAACCAGTTCAATCAGACGAAGTTTGTCCTCCATCCTGTCAACCAGTTCTACGTCAACAATGTTGTAGTCAACAAACTTCTTCCAGTTCCCATCATAAAACTCCTTAAAGGTGTTGAATTCAGAGTGGTCTAGTTTCTTTTGACCCAGTTCAACCTCAGCAATAAAGTCAAGTCGATAGGACTCTTGTGCCTTATAAGTAAATTTCTTATAGAGTTCTAAGTAATCGAGTGTTGTGATTCCCATAATCTCAAAGACTTTATAAACTCTTCCAGAAATTCCAATCTCTTCCATGGATACCATGTTCCATGGTGACAACATTTTCTTTTTCTTTTCACCCATGACCCTCTCAATGCGGCCACAGAGATATGGAATATCATATAGTCTCACATTCCAACCAGTCACAACATCAGGAGTGTTGGTCTGCCACCAATTGAGAAATGCATTCAGCATCTCAACCTCATCAGAGTAATGATGATAAGTCACATTAGTCTGTGAAGGAACATAAGGTTTCCTTCCCCAAGTGATGATTTCCTTTGTGTTGTAATCTTGAATAGAGATTGTCAACATCTCTTCTGAGCAGTGTTCTGGATCAGGGAAACCCTCTTCAGACTTCACCTCAATGTCCATTGTGACAAGGTTGATGTTCTTGATGTCCCATTTGATCTCATTCTCAGAGTACTTGTCTGAGATGTATTGATAGATGAATCTCTCATTACCAAAGATCTTAAATCCATCAACACCTTCATACTTCCTAATGAAGTCACGACATTCTCTAACTGTTCCAGGTTGAATAGGTTCAACACACTCACCTTCCAGTGTTTTCCATTCACTGTCCTTTTTGGACTTTACAAACAATGTTGGTTGAAACTTTTCTCTGAAGGAGACATGACGCCCATTCTCATAACCACGGACCAGAAAGTTGTCACCAACCATCTGAATGTTAGTGTAAAATCTCACTTCACAAGATTCTCATACTTATCAATCATCTTACCATTAGGTTCCACAATAGTCAAGATTTTATCAGAATGAATCATGAATGAATTTTGAGTTGTAAGATCTACTAACCAGGGGGCAAGAGTTCCATCTGATTTAACCTCAAATGGTTCAATCAAACGACAATCTGGTTCACCAAGTTCAGAAGAGGCCTCCTCAATCTGACTCAACAACTTCTGATTGTTCACTAGAACCAATAACTTCAGATTTTCTTTTTTCATACTTTTCTACTCCAGCAACATAGGTCTCTACAAGTTCGTCAAGTGGTTCTACAATACTCACCACCCAATCAGTGACAACAGGAATCTTCTGATCTTTTGATAAAGGCATCCAAGGTGTTAGTCTCATCTTAAATGGAAGTTTTTTATTTCCTACATGTGAAACCTCATTACCAATCAAATTTACTCTACATGGATAATTAAAGAAATAACCCACAACTCTTTCATTGACAACCATCTCTTCAATGTCGGCAATAATATCTTCACCAGATCTCAACAGTGCAAGTTTAATTGTCATTTGTTTTTATTCTTTACTGTAATTTCATAGAGTCTCTTAAGGACCTCAGCAAGTTGTGGTGACTCTTCCCACTCCCACTGTTCTTCGTGACCTTTTTTAGTTTTATTATGAGTTTTGTTTGTCATAACAATGTTCAAATCCATTATAGTTATAACACAAAAAAAGGGAGGTGTAAACCTCCCCTCTCATCAGGATTCAGAACCGAACCACAGTCGCTTCTGGTGCTTTTCAGGAACAATGTGACGAAGAGACACAGAGAGAATTCCATCAACAAAGTTCACTTCAGTGACCTCTACATCCTCAGAGAGTGTCCAAGAACGAGTGAAGGAACGAGAAGCTAATCCACGATGAACATACTCACGTCCATCAACATCTTCTTTGGATGCTTCTACAAAAAGTTGATTAATCTCAGTGTAAACTTTTACTTCATCAGAGTTGAAACCTGCCAGAGCAATTTCAAGACTGTAATTGTTTTCGTCTACCTTGACGAGATTATAAGGTGGATAGTTCACATCTTGATTGATGGAACCCAGATGATTGAACATCCGATCCAACCCAATGGAGTAACGATCAATATCTTTAAGAAAGCTATTGAGGTCTCCAGAACGGTAACGTGAAAGTGCGCTTACCATGTGTTTTCTCCTTTTTAAGCGAGTGTGAAATATGTTGAACCCCTAAGGCATCCAACACAATTAATTTATAGGAGAAGGTTGAAAATGGGAAGAGGGTAAACCCAACTTCTTTATGGGGTTTCCTCTACTTTATCCTTTTTAGAACCAATATTGTACTTCTGTTCTAAAATCCACTCTTTCTTATCTCTATAAGGAAGAACCTTGATCTGATTCAATGGAGCAATATCCATGATCGTATCTTCCTTCACAAGAGAAACCAATCCCCAGTCAGCAAGTAGTTTGGTAATTCGATTACGTCTCTGAACATCGTTCACAGTGAGGTTTGCATACTTACCATCAAGTGCAAACAGTTCCTTAAAGTGAACAATAAAATATTTTCCCTGTTTGTGAAGAATATGACAAGACTGATAGAGCTTCTTTTCTTTGCGAGAAGCCACACCAATGCGTGTCAGAGTTTCACGAACTTTGAGAAAGTCATCAGGTTCATTCAATCGGACCTCAATCATTTTGTCCTGAGACCAATTCACTTGAGGTTCAATAGTTTTTGTCATTTCTTGCCACCAGTTTCAAGTCGTTGTTTGATAAATTCAATTTGTTGAGGTGATAAAATCTTCAATGCTTGAGATGCTTTCTCGTTACTAAAACCATAATAACGTTTCACCAACTCCAGATCTGTAATCTTATCCTTACGAATCCAGGGAGAGAATCTCTTCCGTTTTCTCAAAGTATTTAGATAAAAATTATATTGCATATCTTTGTCAAGGAAATGATACTTATTCATTTCATTAGCAAACATAATGCAGTCTAAGTGACCAGACAGACAACGATTGATAATATAAGGAGGATACTCCTTGGTAAGATCAGGACTATCCTCTAACACATTCTCTTTGGTGAAATTAATTGAATTCAACCAATCTTTAAGTTCCATTCAACCTCCATCAGCTTGACATCCGATCAATGCACCACCAATTATACCAGTTGGAATTGACCAAATCCAATTTTCTTGAGTAGACAAAACTCCACCTGCTGCACCACCAGCTATTCCCCCAAGAATACTTCCCTCAATACAAGAGTTGTCATCAACATTTGATTGAGTTGGTCGTGGGTATGGTTGAATTCTCACTTGATTTTCACAAGCAGTTTCAACTTGTTCATTCCATCTTCTAACTCTACCAGGATTTGTTCTTGTACCTGGAATGTACTCCTCACGATAAACTGTGTTGTAACACTTAGTCTCTTGAACGCCTCCACCCTGTCTATAGTCAGCAAATGCTGGAGGTGTAATCAAAACTGATGCTACCAAAAAAGTTAATAATTTCATTGTTTTACAAAATAAGTTTTTTACTTGGTTTTTGAATTGGAGAGAAGATCTTTTCATAGTTTTCTTCAATCTCTTCTCTTGCCTCAATCACATAAACAATGTATTTCTTTGCAACTTTGATGGTATCATCCTCCTTTGCAAGAGTAGACCATGGTGCAAACCCAACCTGACCTTGTGCATTAGGAAGAGCAACTAGAGGATGTTCTACCTCAAGAAACTCATCATCTTCATTAATCAAAGTGAAGATAACTTCTTCACCTGTGTTCATGCGCAATACTTTTACATTCATTTCCACTCAGCCTCAATCATAATTTCAGTCAAACATGCCAACATATTTATTTCCTGATCAGCAACGAAAGAAATCTGGTACTGATACTTAGCAATAATAAGGACAGCAGCAGCAATCCCAGGACCTGCCAAGTGTGTGTAAAGAGCATCGTAAATACTACGCAATAGTAGAGCAGGATCATTGTCCAGATTATCGACAACCCATTTACGAACTTCAGTGAAGTTTTTCTCTTTGAGAAACTTGAAGAGTTCATTTGTTTTGACATCAGAAAAAGTTGCAAGAATTCCAGAATCTATTTTTCCTCCAACAGAATACCTCTGGCATTCATTGAGAACACGCCTCCAGTCGGGGAAGTGTTTGTTGATAAGTTCCGCAAGGACTTTCTGATCGAACTGAACCTTTTCGATCTGTAGGATTTCTTGAAGGCGTTTATAAAAGCCTGCAGCAAGCTGTGCCTTTTCTTTCCCCTTAATGGAGAATTCGACGACCGCACAACGAGAGTGGAGGGGAGAGATAATTTTGTTTTTGTAGTTGCAGGTGAAGATGAACCTGCAGTTACCAATAAACTCCTCAGTAAACGCCCTAAGGCAGAGTTGTACATCTGGGGTTGTGTTATCTGCCTCATCAATGATGATGACTTTGTGT